CTTCCGCGCACACTGCGATAGTATAAAACTAAAAGGGTCCAAATCAACTATAATGACAACGGAACAAACGAAGAAATACAACGAGCTTTTGGCCAAGTATGAGCAGCGCCACGACCTTACGCCTGGGCAACTGCATCTCATCTACACGCTCGCTTGCGTGATCATCGAGGAGCACACGCTACAGACATACTGCGACGAGCACGGCACATGTTATCAGGTACGCGGCAAGTCTGGCGACACATACAGCCGCATGCGTCCTGAATGGCAACAACTTAAAGAGGCACGCCACAGGAAACAAATCATCATCACGCGCCTAGAAAATTGGATTGGAGAAGGACGCCCAGTCGCCGACGACAATGCTGAATACTTTAGCTGATGCAGGTGCTTCCAATGGTTAGCAAATGCTGCGGTGAAGCTGTGTTCGTTGACGTACCACTGTGCCCGAATTGCTGGGAGTGGTGTGACATGATTCCCTACGATGATTCAGAGTAAGTATTACTTCGATGAGGAGGCGGCGAACAGGGCAGTGGAATTCATCGAGAAGTTCTGCACGCACGTCAAAGGCGACTTGGGCGGCAAACCTTTTCTCTTGGAGACGTGGCAGAAAGACGATATCATACGACCGCTATTTGGGTGGAAAGACAAGGACGGACGACGCAAGTATCGTACCTGTTACGTTGAGATTCCTCGTAAGAATGGCAAGTCGAATCTGTCTGCTGCTATTGCTCTCTATATGCTTTTCGCTGATGGGGAGCGCGGTGCGGAAGTCATATCCGCGGCTGGAGACCGTGGCCAAGCTAATATCGTCTTTAACATCGCTCAAGAGATGATCAGCAACAACGAGCACCTACGGACGAGGGCCAAGGTGCTTCGTAACGTTGTCCACTACAAGAGCAGCTGGTACAAGTCCATCAGCGCCGAGGCTTACACCAAGCACGGGTTGAACTGTCATGCTGTGATTTTTGACGAGCTCCACACACAGCCCAACCGCGACCTGTGGGACGTCCTGACCACATCGACAGGCGCAAGGCGTCAGCCGCTTATCATGGCACTCACTACGGCAGGCCACGACCGAGGTTCTATCTGCTACGAGGTCCACGAGTACGCACGCAACGTCAAGGAGGGCATCATTCAAGACCCGACGTTTTTGCCTGTGCTGTACGCTGCTGATCCAGACGACGACTGGACGGACGAGGAAGTATGGAAGAAAGCGAATCCAGGGTACGGCAGCATCTGCCACAAGAGTTATTTCGAGCAAGCCGTACAAAACGCCAAGGCCAACCCGTCGATGGTCAACAGCTTCCTGCGCTTGCATCTGAATATTTGGACATCAGCAGAAACGGCCTGGATTCCTGACGACGTTTGGATGAAAGGCAAAGACCCAATACCTCATGATCGACTGGCTTACCTACCTGCTTACGGCGGACTTGACCTTGCTTCTACTCAAGACCTCACCGCCTTCGCTCTTTTGTTCCGTGACGATGAGCGCAGCTGTTTCTATCTCTTGGTTCATCAGTTCGTCAATTCAGAAAAGGCATTCACGAAGAAGCTAAGCGCTGGCGTTGACTACCTCGCCTTTGAGCGTGAGGGCGACATCACAATCACCCCAGGCAACGTTACGGACTATCGAATCGTGAAGGAATACATACTGGAGCAATGCGCCAAATACGACGTGAGGAGCATTGGCTACGACCCACGGTTCAGCACCTACATCGTCAGCGAGCTTGAAGCCGACAACGTGATCATGCAACCGATGGCGCAGAACATCACGACCATGAACGGACCAACTAAAGAGTTCGAGATGGCCGCGATGCGTGGCGAGATTATCCACGGCGGCAACCGTTGCCTTCGCTGGCAGATGGGATGCGCTGTCGTGTTTACCGACGTCAACGAAAACAAGCGAGTAACCAAGGAACGACAGGAGAACAAGAAGGTCGACGGCGTGATCGCTTCCATCATTGCAATGAACGAGTATTGCCACACATTAGGCACCGAGGATATTATGCTCGAAATACTTGACTTGTAACGCTTTATTTCGTATATTCTAGCTTCGATTTACTGTACATGGCCACACTTGCAGACCGCCTACGTTCGTTGTTCCGCTACCGCGTGGGTAAGTACGACAGCTCGACGCTCAAACAAGACCTTGGCATCACGGGCTTCGTCAGCTCAGGAGTTAATGTCACGGAACAGGGCGCACTCGCGATCAGCACAGTCTACGCCTGCATCAACAAAATTGCCAGTACCGTTGCCGCCTTGGGGCTGGAAGTTTACGTCCGTGACGGACGCAACGTGGAGGTTGCAAACATGCACCCAGCGTATCAGCTGTTGAGCAACCCTAACGAGGACAATACGCCTTACGAGTTTTGGGAGACGCTAGTGGCTTCGGCTCTGATGTACGGCTGTGGCTTCGCAATTATTGAGCGCAACAATCGCGGCTATGGGCAGAAGCTTATCCCAGTCCACTACCACGACGTAGATATTAAAGAGATCAACGGCGAGCGCTTCTACAACGTCCGTGATTACGGCGTGGTGATGCCCGAGAACATGCTGGAGATTTGCAACCTGTTGCGTATGTCTCCTATTCGACTGCACCGCGAGAACATGGGACTGGCCAAAGCCGCGCAAGATTTTGGCAGCGAGTACTTCGGGCAGAAGGGACAAATGACAGGCGTGCTGGCCTCTGATCAGCCACTGCGCAAGGAGCAGATGGACGTCATCCAAAATAGCTGGAACAGCAGCGCAATGAACGCTGGCACGAAGCTCCTGCCTTTTGGATTCAAGTATCAGCGTATCACGATTACGCCTGACGAAGCGCAGTTTATCGAGACGCGCAAATTTCAAGCGGAGGAGATTTGCCGTATCTACAGCGTCCCTCCGTCGTTGGTCCAACTGCCATCGCAGACCACGTACAACAACGTCGAGCAGCAGAACCTGCAGTTTGCTCGTCACACAATCGCGCCTTGGGCCAAGCGCATCGAACAGGAAATTGACCGCAAGCTCATCCAATCATTTGAGCGTCCAGACATCTACAGCAAGTTCAACATGAACGACCTGTACCGTGGCGACCTCGCTGCTCGTACCAACTTCTATACTCAGGCCCTGCAAAACGGCTGGATGAGCATTAACGAGATTCGAGGAGCTGAACAGCTCAACCCTGTTGAAGGTGGCGACGTTCACACAGTGCAAATCAATCAAATCGCGCTCGACCGCTTGGGCGAGTACAGCGACAAAGTTTCAAGCAATGGAGCAGAACCAACAGTATAAAGACGCCGAGAAGCGAACTATGGGCACCATCGAGGTGCGGGAAGCTGAAGGCGAGGAAATGATTTTGGAAGGCTACGCGGCTGTCTTTAATTCGGAGACGGACCTTGGGCACTTTCGCGAAGTAATTAAGCCAGGCGCGTTTGACGATGTGATGGATAACGATGTGCGTGCCCTCATCAATCACGACCCCAACTTGGTACTTGGACGTACCACCAATGGCACGTTGGAATTGAGTCAAGATGAGCGCGGCTTGAAGTATCGTGTGAAGCTTGGCGCACAGACATACGCCAAGGACTTTTACGAAAGCGTGAAGCGGGGTGACATCTCCCAATCTTCCTTTGCTTTTACTATTGAAAAGCAGAGCTGGAATGAGGAGCGCACTGTGCGCAGCGTTGACAAAGTGCGGCAACTGTTGGATGTGTCTCCTGTGACCTATCCCGCCTATGCAGCCGCCACGGTCCAGGCCCGTGATCTACAGCCTGACATTGAACAGGCAGCCGAAGCGCCAATGCCTGAAGAGAATACAATTCAAGAACCTACTGTAATTCAAAAAAACATGAATCTCAACGAGATGAAAGCCGTTCGCGCAAAGTACGCTGACCGCTTTGAAGAGTTGGTCAACCTTGCGGAAACTGAAAACCGCGACTGGACCAACAACGAACAAGAAGAAGCCAACCTCTGCCAACGTGAAGTTGAGCGTTTGGATGGCAAAATCCAGCGTCGTCAGGCCCACGAGGATATGATTGCGCGTCAGGCTCAGATGGGCTCGTCGTCTATCAGCGAGGCGAAAGTCAACCGCGTCAACAAGTCTTTCAGCTTGGCGCGTGCTGTACAAGCTGCATCCTTTGGCAAAGCACTCGAAGGCGCTGAAGCTGAATGGGCACAGGAAGCACA